CTGCCGCTGCCAATTTCAAATTATTGGCGGCCACCTTTGCTTCATCCCACGGGTCTTGTGTGGCATTAAATGTGTCCTCAACTACGGTTCCGTAATCTTCCATGGATGATGAAAGGCTTTCAAGGTCAATTCTTCCCTCACGGATGGCGTTTGACATTTCCGCCGCCCCTTTGGTTCCAAATACTTCCTGGGCAATGCTTAACGCTTCCGTTTCACTGGATGCGTTTTTGATTTTATCAATGGTAAGGCCCAGGGCTTCGTCAACGCTCTTGCCCTCGTCCGTGTATACCTTTATGGATTTTCTCAACCCTGCCATGGCCGTATCTGCATTTACGCCGTTTGCTTCAAACTGTGCCAAAAGGTTTGTGGACTGCACCAGGTTAAGCCCCATTTCTTTAAATGTGGCCCCATTCTTCTGCAAACTGTCCATAAGCGTGTCCACACTTATGCCCGTTTCCTGGCCTTTCTTCGTGAGAAGTCCCAGGACGTTGCCCGTTTCGGATGCGTCTATGTTGTATTGCTCCATGATTTTGTCCGTTTTACCAATGGAGTTGTTTAAATCCGTGTCATTGATATTGGCAAATTCTATAAACTGCTTTGAAAGGTCTTTGAGGGTGTCCCCGGTGGCTCCAAAACGGGTGTTGATTTCTCCAACGGCCGTTCCGGCATCCTGCATTTCAATAGGCATTTCCGTAAAAAGGTCATCCGCAATTCCGTTCAGTTCTTCCAGGGCTTCCCCGGTGCCTCCCGTCTTTGTAATGATAGTATCGTAACCATCATCCAATTCCATTGCCGCCGCTACCCCGGCACCACCTAAAGCCGTAACCCCGGCGGTCACTGGCAAAAGTTTATTGCCAATGCCCGTGGCTTTGCCACCTACTTTTCCAAATGCTTCCCCCACTTTTTCCAGGGAAATATTGCTTTTCCCGGCTTCCTCTTCTAATTTCTTCAAAGAAAGTTCCGTGGCTTCAATCTCTCTTTTGATAGCCCGGTATTGTTCCTCTGAAACTTCGCCTTTTTTAAACTGTTCTTCCACCTGGGCTTCCGCCGTTTTGAGAACGTCCAACTTTTCCTTGGTTTCTCCCACGGCTTTTGTAAGTAACTGCTGCTTTTGTGCCAGGGCTTCGGTATTCTTGGGGTCTAATTTCAGCAGTTTTTCCACTTCTCTAAGTTCTGCCTGGGTGCTTTTCACGTTTTTATTTACGCCGCCCAGGGCCTTGTCAAGTTTCGTGGTATCGCCGCCAATTTCAATGGTTATACCCTTTATATTGTTAGCCATGCCTTAACCCCCTTTCTTCTTAAAATTCTTTCGCAATCCCTCACGGTCCGGCTTGGTCTGCTCCATACGCCAACAGTTTTTCAGATATTCCCGGCCCTCTTCTGTCTTTGAATTTTCAAAAATCATGGCTTCACGCATAAAAAATAAATACACGTCAATTTCCATTTCCTGGACTTCGTAAATATCAATATGGCAATAGTCCATTACCAATTTTTCCGGCCGTGTAAGAAGTGTATATGGTATCTCGTCCCCTTTATCCTGGCGTGGATAAAAGGGCATTTTTAGTTTGGGTTTGCTTTTAACTCGTCCACAAATTCCATATAGGCTTCCAGAATGGCGGTACACTCTTCAATGTCGTAATCTTCCACATCCTCTGCCGTTACGGGCACCTTTCCCATGTTATTGCTCAACACTGCTGCCAATAAACGGTAAATACTTTCTGTATCTTCAATAGTGGGGTTGTCCTCGTCCGTATCTTCCAGGTCTTTGATGGCTTCAAAAACGTGTTTCTGTGGCATCCTCACAAGGATTTTCTTTCCCTTTTCGGTCACGTTCCCGGCTTCGTCCGTCTTGTCCTTTAATGTGAACGGCCAGAACGTCCTTTTTAACTTATTGCAATTAAATTCTTTTACTGCCATAGCGGTATTCTCCTTTCAAAAAAGCGGCCGGGGCTTTCCCCTGGCCGCTTTGGTGGTTTCTACAAGGTATCGGATGCGGTTGTGGGGTCCATGTCCTCTTCATACAAAATAAGCGTGCCCTCTTTGTCCATGGGCTGTGCTTTAAATTCTGCATCAATAACCGTTTCACTGTCCTTGGCAAAAGCAATGGTAAATCCGGCCTGGTTGCTTCCGACAATGGTAACTCTCACATCCCCGTCCACGGTGTCCTTATGGACAAAATGAAGTACATAACGCTTTCCGTCTGCATTTCCAATACCACCGATTTTTACAGTACGCTTTTTCTTCTCTGCATCTTCGGTTACTCTGGCCGTCTGGCATAATTTCTTTAACGTGGTTCCGCACCATGTCATAATACCGGATTTCATGGTTGCTTCCTCTTCGGTAATGATAACCTTGGAAACTTTGCCCATATCGTCTTTGGCTTCATAAAAAGAGGGTGCGTACTCAATTTCTGCACCACCTTTAATGTGGCCCAGGCGGTTTTCTTCGGTTTCCAGTTCTTCGTTGGTCGGCATTTCCGCATTTGTTCCCTCAAACTCGGTACAATACAAATCGCCGGAACCTAAAACAATGCTTTCTTTGTTCATACTCTGTTTACTCCTTTCGTTTTGGTAAGTAACCCTTTGATTTCATAGGCAGTTTGGTAACATTCTTCGTCTGGGATAGGTGCCAGGTACATGTCATATTCCACATCCGGCACCACTTCCGTTTCAAACGCCGCCGCCAGGTCTTTGCGTTCCTGGTTATCCTCTGCCGTATAAAGTTCAAAGTCTATGTCTTGGGCTTTGAGGTTGTTTAGGCCGTCCGCCCCTCTGCCCGTTTCGTGAGATAATAGGTAAACTATGTAAGGAAGCGGCGGCACCGGGTCATCAACGGTTCCCACAAACTCATTTTTTGTAATGGGTACGCCGTGTTTTTTTGAAAAGGCTTTGGCTCTTTCCACCAATTCTTCCACGTTCATGCTATCCCCTCACTTTCTGCGTAATTTTTGAAACGGCCAAATCTCCCAGGGTTTCATTGACTGGGGCAATATGTTCAAACGCTTTTACGTTTCCGTAAGTTCTGCCGCCCCGGCGTAACTGGTGGCCTTTTTCCAGTAAGTGGGTCAATTGGTAATTCTTTTTGTTGTATACTGAATAACCATTAAGCCCGGTTATAACGGAAGTCCTGCCGCTTCGTTGGTCATATGTCCAATCTTTGGTATATCTTCCCGTTCTTTCCTGGTACGGTCCACCTTGCCTTAAACTTTTGGCGGCTGCGGTTTCTTCAAACGCTTCATTTGCCGCACGTTTTACAACGTCATTGCTCCAATTTTCCAATTCCGCCTTTATGACTTCGTCCAGGTTGTCAATGGATGCTCTCAACCTTTCCCCACCCTTTCCCCGGCGTAAAGTTCTACTTTGCCGTTGCTCTTTGGTCCGTATGTTCGGTAAATAGCCATTTTCTTGCCATCCACCTTTATTTCTGTTTGGTTCTCATACTCAAATCCCCAAACCTCAACCATCATGGATGCCTTGAAACCCTTTTGCCCGGCCGCCGCAAATTCATCACGGCCAACCGGGTTGATTTCTCCGAAAACATCCTTTTCCAGGTATTCCGTTTGGTTCTTTTTAATTAACAGTGTCACTAATGCTTCTATGGTAGCCACCGCCTTTGATTTTCGTACAAATCATGTCATAGGATGCCATTAACTCGTTATGGTTCTCCGGGTTGCCAAAATTCGCCTTGGTGTAAATCAATGCGGCTTCGATAATCAAAGGGTCTGTGATGTTTTCCGGGTCCAAATAGTCCGGGTGCACGCCAATACGTTTTAAGTCCGCAAGGGCAACCGCTACAAGTTGCCCCACGTCCTCGTCTAAAACGTCATTGGATGTTTTACGCACCCTTAATTTGGCCTTGGCAATCAATTCTTTCTCTGTCATGCTCTGCCGCCTTTCTTATTTTCGGTTTTACTGGCCGCCACCGCCGGACGCTGCCGCCGGGTTCTTCACACGGATAAATCCATTCTTGGCAACCACGTTTCCGCCCATGAATACACACGCCTTATAAGCAATCTGGCCCTGCTTAAATTTGTACTCTGTGGATTTCTGTGCATCAATATCACTGAAAATAGCCACTTCGTAATTACTCAACGGGCCGTATGCCATGCAATATGCGTCTGCGGTTCCGCCGATTTCTGCACATGCGGAATTGATAATGTAAGGCACTTCGTCAATGGTTCCCGTGTTTCCGTGGTTCATAATGGTGTAAACTTTGCGGCCCTGTTTATCTCTTAACTTGGCAAACTTTTTAAGGTCTTTCTTGCTAAGGATAAGCACCGCCATATCTTCCACATCCTCGTCCCCACCATAGGAATAAATGATTTCATCCAGTGTTCCGTCATCAATGGCGGTAATGGTGGAAATGTCGGTGCTGCGGTCAATAATGTCATCCGCTGGAGAAGTAGGATTGTAGAAAATTCCACGGAATTTTCCAGTTCCGCCAGCACCTACCAAAATCTGACGGGAAGCGTATCTTCTGATTGCACGGGTCACGCTTTCTTCCACAACTCCGTCATAATCTGCATCCGGCAGTTTCGACATTTCTTCCGGCTCTTCTGCGTATGCCGTGATTTTCTCACGCACAATGTCCGCATATCCAAAAGTCGGTTCAGAAGTGTTGTAATCTGTGTTTTCCGTTGTGCTTCCGGCTCCGTCCCCGTAAGACTTTACAAAAGGCCGCTGATAACTTTCGCCGCCAACAAGCGGAACGGTCCTTACTCTGTCAATAAGGGAAGAAACATTGTTGAAAGTCGGCATAATATCCGGGCTTGTATGATGCGGCATTACCACCCCGGTTGCCGTGCTTAATGCGTTACGGGGGTTTGCAAGGGCTTTGGCCTTATAGGAAACTTTTTTACCGTCCTTTAAGGCTTTTCCGCTCTTTTCTCTTACCTGGTTTTTCGGTTCGCTTCCGTTTTCTCCCGGTTTTCCGTCCCCAGTATCTTCCGGGTCCGTGCCCCCTGCTGCCTGGGCGGCCGCCATTAAATCTTCCCTGGCTTTAATCTCGTCCAGGATTTCCCCAATGGTTCTGGCTTCGTCCATGGCATCCGTCAATTCCTGGCCGCTTAACGCCTGGGCGTTCTTTCCCAGGTCTTTCAGTCTGTCTTTCAATTCTTTCTTTGACATTTTCATTAACTCTTCTCTTGTCATGTCCTATTCTCCTTTCTACTGCCCCATATGGGCCATGGTAAGTGCAACAATTTGGCTTCGTTTCTCCTGGTCCGCCTTGTCCTGCTGCCCGGCGGTTTCCCCAGGTTTTAAAATATCTTTGGGGGCATTGTGACAATATAACTTTGTGTAGTCCTGCACGGCGGCGGCAATGGTGTTTTCCTCTCCAACCTTTACCCGGAAATACTGGGCGGCCTGGGTGCCGTTTAACCATGTTTCCTGCTCCATAAGTTCCTTTATTGTTTCAATGTCCACGCCCTCGTTTAGATGTTCGGCGTAAATGCTCCAAATACCGCTTTCCACGGCATCCAGGGTGTCCGCCATTTTCCGCATGTCCGTGGCGTTTCCCTCGCACCCTGCCCATGGCTTATGTATCATCAAATAAGCATTGGACGGGATTGTGGGCATATCACTGTCCGCAAATGCGATAACGGAAGCAATGGACCCGGCCAGTGCATCCACATAGACGGTTTTCTTTCCTGCATACCGTTTGAGCATGTTGTAAATGGCAATCCCGGCAAATACGGAACCGCCGCCGGAATTGATGTAAATATTTAAGTCCTTTCCGTTTGCTTCGGTAAGGAAATTCTTGATTGCTTCCGGGTACTGGTCCTCTTCCTGCCATGCTCCCCACCAATCGCTTACAATGTCCCCGTAAAAATAAAGGTCCACGCTTGTTTCCGTGGCGTTCTTAAACTCATAAAATTTTTCCACGGTAGCGTGTGCGGCATCCTTGCAAGCGGTAAATCTCTTTTTTGCTCCTGGCATATCCTTAACCCCCTTTCATAGTTTCTAAGTAAGCACGGGCGGCCGCTTCCATTGCCCGGCGTTGCTTGTCCTGCTTTTCTGTCTGGTCTGTGCCCTCTCCCTGGCCGTTCTGTCCAACCTGGTAAAGGCTTTGGTCCCCGGCTTTTACATAGTTCAAAGAAACCATACGCACGTCCCCGTCATCCACTGGCCCGTAATACATAAGTGCCCGGTATTCGTTTATTGTCATGGCTCCACGGTCAAACATATTTCCGCCTATGGCATCTCTGGTCTGTAATGTGGCATACTGCAAAAGATTGGCGGTAAATTCAATCTTATTGCCATACCCAATTTCCCTGGGTGTTAAAAGTTTAAATGTAAACTCATACCCCAATTGGATTGCCACGGGTTCAATGACATTTTCATAAAAAGAAATCCATTCCTGGTCGGAAAGTGTGGACGTTAAAACCTTTTCATTTACGCCGTAATAACGGTATACGTTGTCACGCAAGAATGTAATTTGATTGGTTGGTACGTTTGGCGTGCGTTGGGCAATTTCTTTAAATTCCACCGTACTGTCAATGGCTGCAATTCCCCCGGCGTTGTCGGCGTTCATGTAGGCATCCTGGAAGTCCTTGGCAATCTTTTTCAGTTCTTCATTGTCTGCCAGGTTGTTATATCTCAAATACCCGGCAAGTGAATTGGAACGGTTGACAATGTTCTTTACTGTTTCGCCGGATGTTTCGATAAGGTCCAGGCTCCGCTTTAACTCCAAATCCGGGGACGTTCCCAGGAACCGCTTTTTGTTGTACCTTGCCTTGATGTGAATAACATTTTGGTATGGCACTGTGTAGGTTTCCCCGTCATAGTCCCACCGGAAGCGGAAAAGGATATTATGGCAGTCATCTTCAAATATGCGGTAACTCTTCGTAGTAATCGGCTGTATACTCGTTATCCTCGTGAAATCCTCGTTATAGAAAATCACGGAAAAGGAATTGGACGTATAAACCAGGTCGGAAGCAATGCGGTAAAGGAAATCATAGGTTGACATTTCCGGGCACGGCCGCAATTTCAAAAGCCTTGCCAGGTAATCGTTTTTAATTGTCATACCCTTTTCATCCTTTCGGATAACCTGGGGCGTGAGTTTTCCCACGTTCTTTGCTATTGCATCCGCAATGGCTCCCACAATATCGTTATCCCGTAGGGTTCCCGTTGGCACATACTCCCCACGGCTCAAT